GAGAAGCTGATCCACTACCTAGCAGAGCATAAGCACACTTCACCCTTCGGTCATGCCTTCGTGACCTTCAAGGTAGATGCACCTGTCTTTGTAGCTAGACAGTTGGTGAAGCATAAGTTCTTACGTTGGAATGAGGTAAGTCGAAGGTACGTTGATGATGAGCCAGAGGTATACTCTCCTGACTTCTGGAGAGGGCGACCAGAGAACAAAAAGCAAGGCTCTTCAGGTGTCTTAGAGAAGCAAGATCTCCTAGAATCAGGCTACAAAGATATTACCAGTATGGCGGTCAATGCCTATGACTACATGATCCGAATGGGTGTAGCACCAGAGCAAGCTCGTATGGTTCTTCCTCAAGGTGTTATGACCTCTTGGTGGTGGTCTGGTAGCTTGGATGCCTTTGCCGATATGTGTAAGCTCCGTTTGGGGCCTGACTCTCAAGTAGAAGCAAGGGAGGTGGCTATACAGATTGCAGAGTATATGACAGATCTATTTCCTGTATCTTGGAAAGCACTAATGGAGAATGCTTGATGGCTTGGACAATCATCACTCAGCCTAACTGTTCTGCCTGCAAGAAGGCCAAGGAAACCCTAGAGGTCTTTGACCGTCCGTATCAACAATATGATATCACCGACTACAAATACAAGTTTCTCAGAAACATGATGAAGTGGTCTGGGTTAGATACGGTCCCTCAAATCTGGAATCACGAAGGTGATTACGTTGGGGGCTATCAGGAGCTACTAGCTTATGAACAAGACTAACTACGCCAAATTCGATCAAGCTAGGTATGACAAGTTTGATGGCAAGGCTAAAAACGCTTTGGTAAGTTATCTGGAGCAGGAAGGTCATGCAATCAAACGGGTCAAGGAGAACTACCTTGCTGATGTAGTTTCCACCAAAGACAAGGAGACCTTCTACAGTGAGGCGGAAGTTAAAGCGGCTTGGGAAGGTGAGTGGCCGAAGGACTGGAAAGAGCTTCGTATCCCCGGCAGGAAAGCACGGCTCTTACAAAAGCATGCGACGATCACGTTCTTTGTATTTCGCAATGACCTCCAAGAATGTTGGGTTGTCAAAGGGTCACAACTAACCCTAGAGAGCCTTAAGGAAGCCTATGGTCCTAAGATCAGCAAAGGCGAAATGTTCTTCCATATTCCTGTCAATGAGGCGAAACTAATCCGGTATGACAAAGACCGTTGGGCGGAAGTCAAAGAAACCAAACCAACCACAGCCACCAAAAAGACCACCTCTGGAGCCAAAGACGGAAAGGCAAAAGCTGTATCTAAACGCTCTAAGGACAAGTCCACAGACGATAGTTTTGGGACCAGCCGGGACGGGTAAGACCTACATAGCGGCTAGTTGTGCTTCTCTGATGTACCTAGAGAAGACAATAGGCAAGATTGTCATCACTAGACCGCATGTCTCTGTAGGTAAGGATATAGGGTTCTTGCCCGGTAACGTCTTGGATAAGGCTACACCTTGGGCCATGCCGACCTTAGACGTATTGGAGCAATGGATGGGTAAAGGGGTTCTTGAGACTTCCCTAAAGAATGGGAATATCGAGATAGCCCCTTTAGCTTTAATGAGGGGTAGGAGCTTTGAGAACAGCTTCATTATTGTAGACGAGGCACAGAACATCACAACACACGAAATTAAGATGTTATTGACCCGTGTAGCAGAGGGTTCTAAAATTGTTCTCAATGGAGATGTTCAACAGTCAGATCTTAAAGAGGCTAACGGCCTAGCAAAGATTGTTGAATTAAGTAAGAAGTACGAAGTGAACGTACCCGTTATTGAGTTCACAATAGATGATGTAGTTAGGAGTGATGTATGCCGTCAGTGGATTTCGATCTTCATGCAGGAGAAAATCTAGAGTTCCTGTCAGACCAGTATGATGTAGTAAATAAGCCACCGCACTACAACCAAGGTGGTGTTGAGTGTATCAACTACATTGAACAGGTCTTGGGTGCTGGCTTCCCCTCCTATTGTAAAGGAAACGTGATTAAGTACCTGCACCGAAGCTCCTACAAGGGCAATGAAGTGCAAGATCTCAAGAAGGCTCGCTGGTATCTTGATCGCATGATAAAATGGTTGGAAGAAGACTCATGAGGATTATCGCCACACTTATTGGACTACTGTTCAGCACAGTCGCTGTAGCAGACCCTACAGCAAAAGCTACATCCGACATACGGGATATGGCATCACTGATAGCAGCAGACTACAATAAGTGTGGTGTTGTCCAGATGGAGAAAGCCATCGACTACCTTGGAGCTATGTCAGCTATTATTGAAGCTGAAAACCCTGACGTAGACACCAACGACCTTATGGTAGGCCAGTTACTAGCCTTTGAAGAGGCATTCATCATTGCCGATAACTACTCAAAGGTCATGGGCTGTGGGAAAATGAACGAGCTTATCGAAGCATTCCGCTACGGTATGAAGTTCAACAAGGACGTTTACTACTTCTATACAGAATTGGGGGTGCTATGAAGGCATACAATCTGAAGAAGTTCAGGAAACTCGTAGAAGAATCTGATATGGTCTATGGCACAGTCAGCCTCAATGCTGCTGTGAGAGTGCCAGTCAGGATCAGGAAGAAGACGCTGCTCAAGTATCTGGACGAAATCACTCCCGGTACTTGGGCTAATGAGCTTATAATCTATGCAGAGACAGGGACCAGTCCCAAGGGAAATAATACCCTAAAGCTGGTCTAGGGGATTAAGATGGACAAAGAGTGTAGTTGTTGCGGAGCAGAGGGGACTACTCATGCCCACCATATTTTACCGAAGGCTTTAGGTGGTGATGACAGACCCTCTAATCTTGTCGAAGTCTGCCCAAATTGTCATTGGAAGATACATGGTAGGAAGACTAGGGGGACTGACTGGCGGAACTTACAAGCAGAAGGCATAGCTAAAGCTAAGGCTGAGCGCAAGTACAAGGGACGCCAGCCACTCAAAGCTGAGAAGGTCGAAAAGCTAAAGGCACTGGTTCAAGCTGGTTCCAGCATCTCCGAAGCAGCCAGAGAAGTGAAGATTAGTCGGGTCACAGCGCACAAATACCTGAAAGAGCTTTAGCCTTGTTCGCCGTTGATTTGTAGAAGACAGTATGCAGGACCGGGGGGCAGTACCCCGCACCTCCACCATTTCCACGGGGGTGAACTAGGATCGACTGGTGCTTGATGCTACAATGAGGCAACCGAGTGGTTCCGTAAGAACCAACCTCCATAAGTGCTAACAACTATGTTGCACCTTCCCTCGCTGTAGCAGCGTAAGGGACGGGCCTATTTCGGGGGGCCTTGGAACAGAAGGGAGCTTCGGCTCCCACCCGATACATTCTCTCTCCAAATAATAATAATGAGGACAACATGAAACGCTATATTGTTTCGTTCATTTCAACCCTATTCGTCTCTGGTGCAGCAGTGGCTCAAGAAGCTCCTGTGACTGTCACCAACACTTATGTAGAGATTGGCACTACGTTTGAAGATGAGACCTTGATTGCTCTTGGTACTGGTATCGGCGCTGGCCCAGTGTCTGCTTATGCAGAATTGTCTGGTACGACCAACAGCGAGTTTCAGGCTCGTGCCTACACCGACGCTGAGTTCGGTAAGTTTAAGATCACTCCGGGCCTTAACTACACTTGGGGCGAGTCTGGTGGCGACCTGATTGGCTTTGGTGAAGGCAACGAATGGGGTGATGTAACAGCAGACATGGAAGTGTCTATCCACCCTAATTTGATTGGCGGTGAGTATGCCTTTGCTAACACCTCTGTAGGCTTTGATGGCTGGTCTCTTGACTGGGACGGTGGTGAAGTAGGTGCTGGCTACAAGCTAGACATCGCTGATAACGTCTACCTTGATGCTCGCATGTCTTGGGCCTATGACGACCAGTTTGAATCTGGCGATCGTCGTATTGTAGCTGGTATCGGCCTTAAGTTCTAAGCTACCCTAAATTTAGGCATAAAAGAACCCCCGTAGGAACTAACCTGCGGGGGTTTTAGTTTGTCTTGACTAATCTATTTCTTGATTAGGAGTGTTCTGATTAGCCAACCTATAGGACCGAAGATGTTTCTCATAATCTCACCGGGAGATGGTAACACCCAGCCCAATATCAGCAACAGGATCATCATCCAGTTTGTGTTAGAAATGTTTATAATCCCGGCTATGGGAGCAGCAGCACCGCTTACTTCTGACAGGATCTCGGTAGCCTGTTCAATCTGAGCGTTACCAGTGGTCTCAGCTAAGAGTGTTGCACCTTGAGTGACTAGACCTAAGCCAGCACATCCACTCAGAGTGAACAGGACTACAGACAGGGCTGCGAGGATGCTAGTTGTTTTCATAGGACCGTCTCCGAAGCAATTCCTCTAAGTGGAGGATTGTAGTTTTAGCCTCTGCCAGTGCTTCTCGGAGTTCTGCAATCTCCCGAAGGAGCGACTCTTTCTGGTAGTTTAGCTTGCCTACTTGTTCGGATAGGGTGTCAATTTGATCTTGAAGAGTTCTACGAAACTCGGAACGTCTTTCATACTCTTGGTCAGAGCGAGACTGAAGGTATTTCCATAGCCCCATAGAAGATAAAAATGCTACAACAATGGGTACAAACACCATTGTTATTAATTCAATGACCATCCGGCCTCTCCCTTAATTCAAAATGCGGATAATCCTTGAAGGTTCTCCAGTCTCCTCCCCAGACTATCGGTATATTGAGAGTGTCGGATGCTTCTTTCATAGCCTCTGCAATAGGCAGGAAGGCTTCTTTATCCCATCTCACCGGGATAGGCACTACATCTACAGCATGACCTGTTAGGTGCTTAGAGCGCATAGTCTGGCTCTTGCCTGTGTTGTAGTAGTGCCTTTGCTCCTCTATCGTTCTACGACCGTCTGTGATCTCAAAGGGGACAGTGGAAATAAGTCTAGCTAAGAAAACTACCTCATAGAGGTCAGGGTGGATCTCCGCTAGATGTTCTTTGCTACGTTGACTAAACTCTCTGCTGTCGGCTATTGCAAAGACCGTGAAAAGAGATACCCAAAAGATACCACTGAAGACTAAGACGGTGGCACGGGCCATTCTACGTTCCTTGGGTCTGTAGTATTAGCAGGTAGGTCACGAAGCTGTTGACGGTAGGTAGCCCAAGCTGCTGCGTCTACAGGAGCGTCTGGTACTTGAGTCCAGTCAGACTTTTGCAGGAGGCGTGTTCGTTTACTCTTTAGGTCAAACCAAGCCTCATTTAACTCCCGCTCTTGCAGTTCTTCTTCAGACTTACGTTGTGCAACCCCGTCTACAACGACATACTCTTTGCTTGAGTAAAACCCCTCGATAAGGCTAATACCTTCGGGAACATGTGCAGGGTTCCCACTAAAGCGCCCTTCTATAATGCCAGTTTCGGAGTCGTATTTAGTAAACTCGGCCATTAAGCTGCCTCCGTCTTGGTCACAGTTGTCACAATGTAAATGTCAACTTGCGGTCTTGCCCCAAGGTAAGAGTAACCATTAAGTGTAATTGTCGCATCAATATTATAAGTGCCAGAAGCATTAATAGTCTTACTCCCAATAAGGGTAATGCCCCCAAAAACATTTTCTTCATGGGGGCCAGTTATCCACCGCTCTTGCTCATCACTATTAATCTCCAAAACCATTACAGCGGAATCAGTTCCGGTCGTAGTAGTCCCTACTACAGAAAAGAAAGCCGTCGCAGTAATTCTATTTGTACCACCTGTTGGAGGGGTGGGCAGAGTTACTTGCGCTCTTTTAGTTACCGCTACTCCATCAGCAGGGTTAAAGTTCTCAAACGAGTCAAACTGCGTAAAAGAGATATCGTCTTGTTGGATTTTAGCTGTGGTAATATTAAAATTACTTACTTTGGCCGTAGTAACAGCATTTGTCTCAATATCATCAGTGGTGATGTCTTTGACGGTTATAGGACCGATTGGTCCAACTAAATCGCCTAGAGTGCCTGTGCTGGTGTAAGGCCTTGCCCAAACCCACCTTTGGTCATTAGCACTAAGGTTTTCAATAACAAAAGATTCCCCCGTAACATCTGCTGTGCTTGCACCACTAATGCCATTATCATCATCATAATAAATTCTGGTAAAACTAAAGTCATCATTTACAGGATTAGACCAGTTGACGTAAATCTCTCGTACACCACCAGATGCAGTTAAGCCTGTAACCTCTGTAGTAGAGCTTACGTCACCAGAACCGGGAATAACCGTAGGACCAAGGATGCCGGGGAGGGTAGTGTTGTCTGTCTCAAAGGCGTTGTCTTGATACTCGTCATAGGCACCAGTGGTGATCTCACGAAGCGTAAGGTTGACCTCTAAGCCATAGTTGTTATCAAGCCCAAATGACCAACCAGCTACCTCAAAGAGGTCTGTACGAGGAGTAGCATTAGGGTCAAACCCCAGTCTGGTATTGCTAATGCTTACTACATCACCAACCTGAAGCTCGAAAGCCTTAAGGCTAAACGTGCCTACAAGGGTAAGCTGACTACGGTTACGCTCAAGAGCAATGTTAGCTAGACGCTGTGCTTCACCGGGACTGTCAGTAAAAGGTAGAGGGAAGTCCAGCACAGACTCTTGACCACCATCTACAGTGACGAAGTTGTCTGGATCACTAAGAGGCAGGGTGCTTTCTACTGTGGGGTAGTCAGTAAAGTGATAGTTACTAGCTGGCCCCTTGAACGTCCCTCTTACCTTGTTAAAGTTTGCCCTACGGGAGTGCCTAGTGGAAATAGACAGGTTTCCTCGCAGGTCGTCCTCAGTCAGCGTTATAGTAGGGGCTACATACTTACCTGCCTTGATCCTCCACTCACCTTGAGCATACCACAGCATACCTGCACAGGTAGCCATGAGCTGGTTGAGAAGGTCTACAGGAACCTGAGAGGTTAGCCATGCGCCGTTACAGGTGTATCTTGTGCTACTGTCTGTGGTAACAGTCTCATCACAGATGTTAGCTGCTGTAGCAAGTCTCGTGTCGTCAATGTTGCTAGTGGACTCACCAAGGCCGTACTTAGTGTTGGTAAGATAGTCTCGTACAATTAGAGCAGGGTTGTCAGACCAAGCTGTGGTGCCAGTACGAGGATCATAGACCTTCTTGCCCCGAATAATAGCTGTTACGCTAGGCAGGCCATTATCGTACTTCTCTTCGTCATCTTCATCTTCAGGCTTGTAATACTTGAACATGATTGCCAAGTGGGCAATGCCCTGTAGCTTGTGGTTCGAGGTCCACTTAGTCTCGCCAAAGTTGTTACCATCAATAGACAAGCTCTGCCCGCCCAAGGATGCAGTATGTCCCCCCAGCACCTTGCGGATTTTAATATAGCCACTAAACCTATCATCAGCAACGCCAATGACGTTGCCGTTCTCGTCTACTTCTCGGACCTCAGCTACGTTACCGTCTGAGCCAAGAGAAGTTACTTTGTAGTTGTCAATGTAGATGTCTTCAAAGGCGTCAATCTCATGCGCTGCATAAGCAATAATACGGCTTAGGTAGCTGTTGTTAGTGCCGTGTGCATGGTCAAATACAACTACACCACCGATCTTAGTCTTACCGTAGACAATCTGGTGATGAAGTGCAGTACCCTTCTGGTTGACTGTATAGCCACCAGTAGTGTCCATCATAAGGGACTTTGCTTGGTTGTACTGGAATAGACTGAGACTACCGCCGATAATAGCGCCAACACCAGCACCAAAGATTGCGCCGGGTAGTCCCCATTTAGAACCCCAACCAGCGCCGGTGATAGCCCCGCCACCAGCACCAGCAGTAAAGGCTTGTACCTGTTCTCCCATATCAGCCTCCTACACACTTAACGTAGGTATGCTCATCAGCGGTGTAGCCAAGATATTCAAGAAGTCTGCCGAAAGGCTTATGTACTTTTGTCGTGATAAACAAGACAGATGCTCCGTCCTCTTTAAGATACTTCTCTGCAAACTGAATCAGCTTGATTCCTGTGCGACCTTTCCTGTACTCGGGACGTAGGAAAATGAGGTCATTGGTTGCAAAGAGGTGATCTTTATAATGTAAACTGCGAGAAAGGACTGCTACATAGTACCCAACTAGCTTGCCTTCTTCTCGGGCAGTAAAGACTTTAAGAAAGCCCTTTTCCTCTAGGTAGTGGTACATGTCCCAATCAGGGTTTAACTTAATCTCCTGTTGGTTTGTAGCTATCTCTTTCCAGTGTTCCTCTAGCAAGGGTCGGATGTCATTCTCGACTTGTATCAAGAACTCTTGCTGGTACTTCACTCAGGGATGCCTCCCCAGATAATCTTTTTGTTCTGTAGGCCCTCTACATAGTTTAGGCCTTTGTCACCGGAATACTGGCTCTTCTGATAGGCAGAAGTGTAACGAGTTGCTGCTGGACGCTCTAAAGCTACCAGCTTGTTTTCTACGGTCATTGAGATAGAGCAGCTTTCTGGTCCCTCATCAATCGTCATCTGATCCATATAACCAGAGAAGATCTCAACATAGTCTGCTGGCGTCCCCATGACACCGAAGTATATCTTACAGACTCGACCTTGGTACTTTGTAGACAGTGCGTGACTAAGCAGGCTGGATGGAACACCACTCAGGGTAAGGGTAGCCCCCCTAGCTGAAATATCGGCTGTCTCTTCGATAGGCTCGATCTGTAGCAAGGCACCAGCCCCCTGATAGGTCTTGCTGTTGATGGTCTTGTCACCAACGCCAGTCCACAGGTATAGCTCACTAGGGGAATCAAAGAGTAGATCGACAGCGAAGAACGGCTCAATAACATCAGCCGTCAACGCTGTCTCTACTACAGAGGTAAGGTCTCTACTCATTTAAGGGAGGTCTTAGCCGTTACTCGACCGTAGACAGCCAATGCACCACCACCTACAGTGATAGCTTGCATGATAAGTTCTACAATCGTACCCTGAAGCTCAGGGGTTAGTGGGATACCAGTAGAAGACAAAGCAGAGGAGATAAGCATAACAACTACCCCCCATACAGTCTTAGACATCCACCATTGTTTTTGGTCCAACATAGTAATTCTCCTATAACCAAGTTCTATGAGGAGTGGCTGGCTCTACACCATACTCAGCATCAATCGCCTCTGCCTCGTCCCGCATGTAGTCGCCACGAATACGCAGGTTGATATGCCAGCCGGGAACTGGAGCCATCTCGGGGTATTCCATGCCTTCGTCGTCTGTGAGCATGTTGCCCGTGGCCTTGTGGATCAGGCCGATGATGTCAAACGCATGGTCCGCTGACCCTGTGACAAGGTAGGCGTCGCCATCGTTTTCCATGATGGGTTCACCTGTCTCAGCGTCGAACAGCTTCTCGCCAGTCTCGGGGTCAACGGACTGGACCTGTGGTTGGTGGTAGAAGGGCTGTAGCGCAGTTGCAGCAGCCGCTTCGTCGGTGAAGGCGTAGTAGAAGTCTCGCTTTTTGGGAGCTTCTTCGATGATTTCTGGTTCTTCGGTCATTAGCTTGTAAGCTCCTGTAGTTGTGCGTTGGTTAGACGGCGTGGGTAGTATTTGAGGGACTTGATGTGGCCGTTGAGGTAGTTGTTGGTTAAGTTACGCTGCGTTCCCAGCGCAAGAATGTCTGACGCCGCTGGCATGGCACCGGCTTGGTCTGTTTGAACAGAGGCACCCGATAGACTGCCGGCAAAATCGTTCTCTTTGAGAGCCATAGCCACAGTTTCAACCGTATTCGGCGTGATCGACCCGCTCCAGCCTGCGAATGCAACCCCTAAATCTGATGCTACGACGGCGGCTGTCGTTGTGTTTGTCGGGTTTACAAGAAACCTCGCCAAGTCCGTACCAGACGTGTTTGAAAGCGAGAATACACGGGGGTAATCAGCGCCATCAGACCCATTGGTATCAAACTCCACCACAACAGTCCCCGCCGTCTGATTGTACCCAAACGCCGTCACCGGGATGCTTGCGATGTCCGCCGAGCGGGTCTGCTGACTGCCCGAGGTGGGAATGTAGGAGGTCGGAAAAGAGCCTTCTTCGAGTTGTGCGCCGTAGATGTTTAACCCCTTTCCGGCGTCCCCAAGAAAGTTGTTTGAAGTCCCGTCTGTCGAGTGAATGCGCACAGACCCAGCACCAGCAGTCCCAGCAGTAGTTCCAGATATGCTTACTCGATAGAAGGAGCCGACCTGCTCTATGTCTGCTGAAATGTTCGTGGGAGGGGCTGAACCCGATGCGGCGGGGCCAGCCACAACACTTCCTGACGCAAGATCAAATGTTGCAGAAAGGATCGTGTTGATACTATTTGTGAACCAAAACAGAGTGCAATTCCTGCCGCCGATGGGAGACACATACGCCGACAGCGTGTAAGCCGTGTTTGCGCTTAGGCTTACGTTTTCGTTGACTTGATGTTCGCCGGTAGTAGCGGTTTCCAGCATTTGTGTGGCACTGTTGGTTGCTCCGTCTGGCCCTTCAGATGCTCCGGAAGTGTCGACGTTGATTAGGTTGAAAGCGCCAGTTCCGGTGCTGAAATCTTCCGAGTACGTCAGCAAGTTCGTCCGCTGTTCCTCGATCAGTAGCCCTTTCAGCGCCCCGTCAGACCCGTATTCGATCCGTGGGGTGTCGTCGGGGTGGTTGAACAGAACGAGGGGGTCCGTGGCACGGTCGAAGATGACTTCACGGACTGAGATGTTGTCGATGGAGCCTGAGTTTGAGCCAGAAGGACACCGCCAAAGCAGATTTCCGTTCGCAATCGAATGCGTGAAAGTAAACGTATATGTCCCCGTGGTGTAGATGTCTTGCAGGGGGGTTCCGTCATTGTTAATGACCTCCATTGACCCCGTTGTCACTACAGCATCAAACGTCACCTCATAGTGTTTTCCGTTGGTGACTATATCCTGATAGATCATCGACAAACCACCAGTGCCATCTAGCACACCCTCGCCACCAGTGATGGTCGCATTGACTTTGGTCCAAACGGTATCCGTATCAAACGTCCCGTTCGTCACCAACTCATCGCCATAACCGACACGACGCAAAGCCGTGCCGGAAGAACTGCGAGCGAACGTGATGAGGTCGGTCGCATTATCATAGACTTTCGTCATGCTATTCACTCCATGAAAGGTTGTAGTACGAGCCGCCTGTGCCATCGAAGGTCAGGCTCAGGGTTGGCTCAGTGCTTGGGTTTGTCGCCATGACCAGTCCGGCGTCCCCAACATCACCTGCGAATTGCCTGAACTGCCCGATCGTTCCCATGAAGTCGTAGGCGATCTGGAGGTCCGTGCCGGACAGGTCTGGCAGTGCCGTTGGGGTTGTGTTGGCGGTCAGTGCCA